TTCAAGGCTTCGGCGGCCGCTTTCAGGGCGTTTTCCGCGCTGTTCTTGCCGCTGTTGGCTCCGTTGTACTTCTCGGCCGGGACGAAGGTTCCGTCGTTCCCGACGACCAGGTCAACGTCCTTTCCGTCCTTGCCCTTGCCCTTCAAGGCCGCTTCGACCTGGTTCGTCAGGTCTTCGCCCAGAATGGTTTTGACGCTTTCGGTGATCATGGTTTGCTCCTTTCCCCGCTGTCTTTACCGTGACTTCCACACGCTTTGCGGTCCCGCCGGTTCGCCGGGCGGGGGCGGCTGTTTTGGGTATGAAAAAACGCCCTGGAAGGGCGTTCAATCATCGTTTGAAGTTGTTTGCAGTTGATTTCTGCTGTTCGTGCCTGTTTTCACGTTCTGGCGCTCCGCCCATTCCTCATAGGTCATATTTTCGGGCATTTTCTGGCCGGAATTGTACCAGTCCAGGGCGTCGTCCGGGTCATATTCGACCGTAGTACAGCGGTCGTTCGGGTGCATGGGCGGGTAGTTCACGCCGGCCTGGGCGTCCTTCAATTTGAAGTGCTTCCCGTCCAGGGCGGCGCACACTTCACAGGTCCGGCTGTCCAGGGTCGCGACGTATTCATATTCGTCCACGCCGGCCGCTTCATAGGCGGCCTTGTCCGACTCCCCGTGGAAGTAGGTCGTTTCTGTGCGGATCAGGCGTTCGGCGGCCTTGTAGGACTGTCCCATTCTGGCCGACAATTCCTTCGACATGGTCGGAATACTCTTTCCTTGCATGACGCCCTGGGTGATGGTTTCCCGGACGTGGAACAGAAGGGCCTGTTTGTTCTGCCACAGGCGATCCGAAAACATAGCGCCGGACCAGGGATAGGACAGGACGTCTTCGACGACGCTTTCGTCCAGCTTCGCGATCTCATGGAAGAAGCCGACGCGGGACTGAATGTCGTATAACTTCTTGTAGTAACCTTCCTGGAAGGCGTCGCCGAACTCCGCCTTCATCTGGGCCACGCCTGTTTCCCACAGGTCATTCAGTTTCAGGTCGATCTGCCCCAGAAGGGCTTCAAGGCGGGAAATGCGGCTGTTCGTGGACAAGGCGTCCAGTTGTGCCGTCAGGATCGCCTTGACGCGGGGGTCCGGCTCCTGGGCTATCCTGGCGACGTATTCGGCCAGGGTAGCCTTCCATTCCTGGAACTCTTTCCGGGTCAGAAGGCGGACCGCCTGGTCATAGGTCAGGCCATACTTGCCGGCGTACTTCGAATAGAAGTCGCCGATCTCCCGGCGGATCGCTTTCGCGGCTCTGTCGTATTCCCGGAACATTTTCGCCGTCAGTTCGACGCCGCGAAGATAGGCTTCGTTCTCGCGTTGAAGGGCGCGGGCGATCCAGTATTCCTTATTCCTCGCCATTCACGCCACCAGCCTTTCCGGCGGCCCCTTCCTGGCCTTCCTGGGCCGTCTGGGCGGCGTTGTTCGCCCCCAGGGAATCGTTGAACAGACCTTCGCCGAAGTCTTCCATAGCGGCCTTCTTTTCCTTGTCGATCTGGTCCAGTTCTTCGTCGACGTCCGTGACCCACGGGTGATTTTGAAGGATCGTCCGTTTGGAAATAAGACCGTCACTGGTCCGGGCGTTGTTGATCACGTCGGTTTCATTGACCGGAAGGTCCATGTTGAACACGATGTCGAAGTCTTCGCTGGTGAAGTCGCCCTGGCCGGTGATCTGGAAGTAGACGTCGATGAACAGTTTCAGCCGGTGGAAGGTGTCTTTCAGTTCGGTTCCCAGGGAATCACAGTCGGCGTCCAGGTCCATATATCGGAAGTTGATCGCCGTCCCGCTGGCGTTCCCCAGGTCGGGGTCCTTCGTGTCCACGGCGGAAGCGTAGTCATAGATGTCCCGGCGCTCATTGTCCAGGAAGGCCATGACGGCGTCGATGTTCAGGTCTGCCTGTAACTTGTCCACGCCGCCGTCGGAAGTGACCTTGATCGCCATGTGTTCCTTCAAGTCTTTCAGGAACTCCGCCAGGTCGGTTCCGCCGTAGTTTTTCAGAATGTAGATGAACTTCGCCACGTCGCGAAGGACGTCGGCCGTGACGCTGTTTTGCCAGTTGATGTCGTCGATCAGGTCCTTCACGAAGTAACACAGGGGAAGTTCTTCTTCGTTGTATTTCAGCCACGCGATCGGGACTTCGGACCAGTTGTAGGCCGTGTTCCCGACGGTGAAGTGTGGTTCGGTCCAGTCGGTTTCCTCGGTCCCGTGGTCCTTGTCGACGTAGAAGTCGCCGGCCCCGGTCCCCGCGAAGGCGTCCGTCTTGAAATACTTCACGCCGCCGGTCCACCAAAATTCGGCGTGTGTAATGATGTGCTTCCTGATCCCGATGTAAATGACCTGGTCATAGAAGCGAATGAAGGCGTCCAGCTTCGTTCGCTCTGAATCCCGCCACAAGGGGACCACTTCGGGGGACGGGATTCGCATGAAGGCCAGTTTCCCGTCGTCGTCGAAGTAGGGTTGAATCCAGGCGATCCCAGACTTCACCGCGCCTTTTCCCAGGCTCTTGATCTTCCGGCGGAAGGTCTGGTCGAACACTTTGTTCAGGGCTTCGCCGTATGCTTCGTTTTCAGTGTCCACGGTCCAGGGCTTCGACAGAAGGTAGTTCGCCTTCTGATCCACCAGCTTTTTCAGGATCGGCCGTTCGATCTTCGCGTTCGAGCGGTTGGCGACGTCGACCGTCTTCGTCTGGACGGAAGACCTGTTCCTGTAATACGCTTCGGCTTCCAGCATGATCGAATACTGGGGCGACCGCTTGAACTCCCTGATTTCCTCGCTGACGATCTGGGCCAGGGTCATAGGGGCCTTTTCCGGGTCGTTCAATATCATGTTGATCCGGTCCATGACGGACAGTTCCATTTTTGCCACCTCACTTCAAAACTTCGATGGACGACCCACGTCGCGGGCGCTCCACGCCATAGCGTAGCGCCGCCATAGCGTCGTCCATGAACTCGACTGGTTCGTCGATGTAAAGACCCGTGGTCGGGTCCTTCTTCCATTTCCACTGTTGAACTTCCTTCAAGGTGTTCACACATGACGGGTGAATGTGGATTTTCCGGCCTTTCAGGAAGTCGATCTGGGCCTTCACGCTTCCAGGCTCCTTCTTCACTGGATAGGCCCGGAAGCCGGCCTTCTGCCACGTCCTGATCCGGTCCGGCTCTGCGGAATCACAGAACATTTCCACGCGGGGGTCGATCCGCTTCTGGCGGGCAAGGGCGATTATTTCTTCGGTGTCCTTCTCGAAGACATACACTTCGGACGTGACATAGATTTCGCCGTCCTTCCAGCCGATCCCCAGGATCGCGTCGGCGTGGTTGAAGCCGAAGTCCTGGCCGTAATAGAAGCCGTCGAAGAAGTCCCGGTCGGTCGGGAAGTCGTGGACCTCGAAGTTCGTCAGGATCAGGCCGCCCAGTTCGCCCCACTCGCCCAGGCCGTAGACGCGATAGCCTTCCGGGTCTTCTTCCTTCCGGCGCTCCATGCGGCGGAAATAGGCGGGGTCGATGAATCGGTTCGTCTTGTACGTCGAATGATGGGTCAGGACGTCCGGATCGGCCTTGTCGAAGTAGCGGGCCTTGATCCAGTGTGTCGCGCTGACCGGGTTGAAGGTCATTGTGATCTGATAGAACAGGTTCGGGTTCAGGTCTTCCAGGTTGCCGCGAAGGCGGTCGTCCAGAATGTCGACGTCTTCGGAAAGAAGTTCCGTCGCTTCTTCACACCATATCCAGACCAGTTTCCCGTTCTTGAAGGTGATTGACTTCACCTTCTCGCGCTGGCGTTGGTCCTTCACGCCCCGGAAAATGATCCGGTTCCCGGTGGTCCGACATTCCAGCGCCAGGGGGTTCAGGTTGACCTTCCAGAAGCGGTCGGCATAGGGGCCGAACATTCGGTAGATTGCCGCCTGTAACTCTGCGAAGGTACTGTCACGGTTCGTTTCCTCAATCTTCCGGACGACTAAAAGGTTCGCCCCCTGGAAGGCGGGGTCGGACAGCTTCGCGACGTAGTCCTGGGCTATGTTCACAGACTTCCCGGACCCGGCGGACCCTTTCAAAATGCGGTATCTTCCGCGCCACTCATTCACAGGCCGGAAGACAGGGTTGAACTGGGCGGACGCTCTGAACTCAATCGTCCGGGCCGTAGTCATAATTGATCACCACCGTCACAGGCGCGGCGCTGTCCGGGCTGTCTTTGAACATTCCCAGGTGCTTTCCGCACAGTTCCAGGGCCTTCAATTTGTCGGCCAGTCGGATTTCCCGTTCCACGCCGTCGCCGTCCTCTCCGGGGATTACTTTCACTTTCACAGAAGCGATCGCGGCCGTGTCGTCGCGGGAAGCGTCCGACAGGACGGTCGCGTCGTTCATGTTGATCACGTCGATCGCGTTCACGAAGGCGATTTTCCCCAGTTCCAGAAGGACCCGGTCGGCATTGATCCCCGTCCGCTTCGACCTTTCGGCCATAGCGCGGTCAATGCGCGCGCGGATTTCAGGTTTTTTCATCAATTCACTTCCGATACTCCCCGCCGACTCCACGGAGTAGCCGGCGCGGATCGCGGCCTGGGTCGCGTTCAGGTCGATCAGGTATTCGTCACAGAAGACCTCGTTCTTCTTCGTCAGGCGGGCCACGATTCTTCACCGTCCTTTCTGTGTGGTCGTTTCGGGGCAACAGAAAAGGAACGCCGGCGAAGGCGTTCCTTTCTGCGTCCCTATCAAATGAAAAGGAGTCCGGGAACTCCGCAAGGTTCCCTTGTAGCATTTTCGCATATTGCGCGGTCGTTGACCAGTGCGGTTATATGCAAACATTTGCAAAGATGTGCAATCATGTGCAAAAACTTTCCGCCGACGCGGGGTCTGTTACTCGATCGCCCCGTGAAGGCGGATATATTTCCGGACCAGGCGTTCGACGGCGGTCTTCCTCTGGCGGCTGACCGTCGACACGTCCATTCCCAGGGCTTCGGCGGCCTGTTCGTAGGTCCGGCGCGGGTAGTACATGGTCAGAAGGACGATCTTCGCCTTCGCGTCCATAGCCAGGACGATTTCGTGGACGTTCTCGATCTGGCGCTGGCGGTCTTCCAGGGCTTCGACCGCTCTTTTCGTCCGGGCCGTCCGCCGTTCGATAGCGGCGGCGATCTTGACCATGTTCCCGTCAGGGTCGGGGGACGACTGGACGCGGGGCGTGTCGTAGCGAACGGCGCGGGGGTAGGCTCTGGTCCTGATCTCTGCCAGGTCTGCTTCCAGGGCCGCGCGTTCGGCTTCGATCTGCGCTTCGATCGTCCGGGTTTCCTGATCGTGATTCTTCAAGATGTCGTAAACGCGGCGGGTCGTCCGTTCTTCCACGCGCTTTGCTTTCTCTTTGGCGTCCATATCGTCGCCCCCTTCCTGCCGGTGTTCAGAACGGAAGATCACCGTCTTCGCCGTCCAATTCCTCGAAGCCGCCGTTCTCCATCGTCCAGCTTCCGAAGTTCATCTTCGGTCAGGGAATAGACTTTGTCGCGAAGCCGGCTTTTGTCGACGGTCCTGATCTGCTCACATTGGACACGGGACAAGGCGCGGCCCGGAAGGTCGACGTCGAATTGCATAGGGTAAAGGCGGCGGGTGGTGTTGGTCGTCATATTTGCGACGATCACAGTCGGGGAACTGGCGTTCCCGGCGTCGTTCTGTACGATCACGACCGGCCGTGTTTTTCGCTCTTCACTTCCGACGGCTTCGGGGCTTCCCAGGCAGAAGAAGACGTCGCCGCGTTTTATAGTGTTCATACGTTTTTCCCCCTTTCGGTTTCTTCCTCTGGTCGTATTCGTGACAGGGGAAGGGTTCGCTTTTGTGGCATTTCTCGCAACAGTCCGGGCAGGTTTCCAGGCCCCTTCGCTGATACGGACAGGGGACCGTCTTCTTCACCTGGCGGCCGCACACGGAACAGGTCTTCAAGGTCCGTCACCGCCTTCGACTATGTAAAGACGGACGGTCTGGCGGCCGAAGACCAGGGCTTCGTCGTGATCCTCGAAGTAGACGTCGACGGCGTTCCCCTTGATCGCCCCGCCGCGATCCTGGACGACACGTTCGCCCAGGCCGTCAATGTAGACGACGGTCCCAGGGGGAAGGACGTCCCAGTCGGCGGCGATCGTCACGCCTTCCTGGGCGACGGCTCCGCTGGCGGTATAGACGATCCCGTCGGGCCGGTTTTCTGCCCAGGTCCCACAGCATTTTTCGCAAGAACAGTATGCGGTCGCTTCGTACTCCGCCCAGGCGGGTTCCGCCGGCTCCGTGCTGACCTGGGGCGGCTCCACGACCTCGACCGTCGGGGTCGCGGCGGGCGCGCCGGCTTCCGCCGGCGGCCGCGTCCCTTCCGATCCCTTCGCGCTCCACGCGCACACAGCGAAGGCCGCCAGGATCAGAAGAGCGGCGAAGGTGATCTTCTTCATGTCGTCACCGCCCTTCAAAACCGCTTCCCGTGTTTGAACGGGCGGGTTTCGTTGTAGGCCATTTTCAGGTCAATCGCGGCTTCCAGGTCGATTCCCAGGTGTCCGCACAGGTCCGCGATCCGGATCACGGCGTCGGCCAGTTCCACGGCCACGCCTTCGGGCTTCTTCCCCCGGTGCTGACACCGGTCTTCGTGGCCGAACTGAAAACAGTCGGTTTCGTCGGTCGGATCACAGGGAAGGGACGGGTCCCCTTCCATACAGTGGAACCAGAAGTTCGGCCGGCCGGCGCGTTCTTCTTCCAGGGCTTCGGACAGTTCCGAATGGATCAGGGCGATCGACGTCCCGAACGCCGGCGCGGGGTTCCAGAAGCCGTGCTTCACGGCGTTGTCGTGGGCGCGGGTGACAAGTTCAGATATGGTCATTGTCTTTACCTCTCTTTTTCTTCACCGAGCGGGCCTGTTGCCAGAAGCCCCGTTCGTGGGCGACTTTGGCCTTCGCGTCCGCCACGGTCTTTTCATAGTCCCGATACCTGGCGCGCTTCGCTTCGACGCCGGCCAGAATATCTTCGATCACCTGGTCGACCATGTCCGGCGGGTAGTAGTTCCGGGGGAAGCGGCCGGACAGGTCGTTCTTCGGCTCCGTCAGGGTCAGAATGATGTTGAACCGATAGGACAGGTATTCCTTCCCGGCGTGGTCGGCGATCCGAAGGCTGTTCGCCACGCCGTAGTCGAACTTCAAATAAACGCTGTTGGTGGAATAGGCGTCGTAGCGGTGGATCAGGACCTTCCCGACCAGACGGTCGCACACATACGCGGCCAGGTCCCGGATCGTCTTCGTGTTCTCATTCACCGGCGTCACCGCCTTCCACTTCGTCGCCCCAGGCGTCCCAGCCGGGGGCCGCCTGTCTGGCGAACAGTTCGATCATAGTACCCCCCCCCGCAAGCCGGACGATCCTGTCGCGGGTTTCCGCCGGCTTCTCGCTGTGCCGGCCGATCGGGGTGTCGATTACGCTATGGACGGCACGGGAAGCGCGCTTCGGGTTCCCCTTCGTCGCCAGAAGGCAGACTTCCGGGTTCGCCCTGGTCCAGTTCCCCAGGCCCCAGAACCAGCCGGGGGACTTCCGGTTCCTCTTTACCCAGACGAAGGCGGCGGTCTTATACTTGAAGCCCCACCGCCTGATCGTTTCCAGGGCGATTTCCAGGTTCGGGAAGGTCGCCCACATGAACAAAAGGCAGTCGTCGGCGGCTATGTCCTGGACCGGAAGGTCATATATGTCTTCGGGCTTCATAGTGTGGTAGTGTCGGGTCACATTCCGCTTCTTCCCGCCGGCGGCGTAGGACCAGGGCGGGTCGGCGTAGATCACGGAATACTTCTTCTTCGGGAAGGGAATCACGCCGGATCACCTTCCTTCGGGATCGGTTCGTAACAGTCACAGCGGACGACCCGGTCGGCTTCGTCTGCGTGGATCGGGCCAGGAAGGCCGGCGTCGGCGCGCTCGATCGACTTCACGCAATAGTCGCCTTCACGGCCCTTCGCTTCGTCCTTGATGAACTGGACGTGTCGACAGTCCCGACAGGAAAAGGCGTATTTCCACTTCGGAAGACTGGGCTTTCGTCTTCTCATGCTTCCACCGCCTTTCCGCCGGCGGCCGCTTCGGCCATGATCTCCGCCGACCGGATCATGGTGTATTCGGAAAAGGCCATTTCCCGGACCGTGTCGGCGGTCAGAAGGACCAGGTATTCGTCGCCGCAGCCGTCTTCGCCGTACTGGCGGCCGGCGCGTTCGTTGCACAGGTCCAGCTTCCGCCGGGCGTACTTTTCCGCCTTATCGAAGAAGTCGGGGGCCAGGGCGACCCCCAGGTTTTCTTCGACTCTGGCCTTCAAGGCCCAGGACCCGATCATTCGTCTTTGTCGTCCTCGCCGGCGGCGATCCGGCGAAGAACTTCTTCGACAAGCTGTTTCGAAGTAAATTCGCGCAACAGGGCGGCGTCAGACAGTTCGACTTCGTCCGGTTCCAGGAACAGGCAGATTTCAGAATCCACGAAGAAAGCCGGGCGAACGCCGTCGTTGCCACGCCAGGCGTAGTCGCGGGTCAGGTAGCCGCCGGAATAGACGTTGCGGACGTAGTTCGCGTTGCCGGCGTACGGGGTGATCGTCCACTCCCAGTCGTCGATCACCAAAAGGCCCGCGTCGTAATACTTCCGGACCAGGGGTTCGGGCAACATAGCGATCTTGCAGACGGCGACGCCATAACGGTTCGTTCCGTCGTGGTCCGCCAGGCTCCATTCGGCTTCCAGGACCTTGTCGGCCGGGATCACGCCGGCGTCGTTCAGGGCGTCCAGGAAGTCGGTGTTCAGGTCGTAGCGAAGGGAAGAAAACGCGAAGTTGTTCGGGTTCGGCTCCGGGTCCGTCCGGTTATAGGTGAACGGCCGGACGGTGAAGGGGCGGTTCCCGATCGGCTCCTTCGCGGCCAGAAGGGTTCGGCCGTCTGCGAAGTGTTCCAGGACGGTCACGACGGCGGGGCCGGCGTTGAAGAAGGCCCCAGGGGCCAGGTTCTTAATTTTTTCTTTTACCATTTCGCTTTACTCCTTCCATTTCTTCGATCGTGACTTCGACGCGGGGGTTCTTCGGGTCCAGGGCGAAGTTGTCCGTGAATCCTTCGATTTCGGACCAGCCGTCATTCCGAAGGACGCCGGTTTCGACCAGGGCGTCCTGAATGAACTTCTTCGCGAAGGCGATATTGTCCTTATCGCGCCGGCGGGACGGTTCGATCCACAGGTAGCGGATCACCACGGGCCGGGTGAAGCGGACGCCGCGAAGCTGTGTCCGGATCATGTAGCCGATCACGTTCTGGGCCTGGCGCTTCATGGAAGCGGCCTTGTATTTGCCCTTGTGGGACCGCTCCGCGTCGATGTATTCGTTCAGCCCCGGCAACAGGCCGGGGATCGTCAGTTTGTACTTCATGGGTCTTCGTCCTTTCAGAATCCCAGGATTCGTCGGGCGGCGTCCCGCCGTTCGCTGGCGTTGCTGACGCGGCGGGACGCTCCGACCAGTTTCAGCCGGATCGGACACATTTCCAGAATTCGGTCATAAATTCGGGAATATCCCAGGGACGACGGGTTTTGAAGGTCGGCCAGGGAAAGGTTTGTCGTGACGATCAAGGGCTTTCCGGTGCGGCTTCTGGCGTCTATGACGTTGAAGACCTGTTCCACGGAATAGGACGTGTCCCTTTCGACGCCCAGGTCGTCGATGACAAGAAGGTCATATCGGGACAGCTTGTCCAGGAATTCCTGTTTATCTTCGCCGAAGCCTTGAAGTTTGTTCAGGATTCGGGGAAAGTTCGTCACGCTGGCGCGGACCTGTTTGTCGATCAAGGCGTTTGCTATGCAACAGGCCAGGAATGACTTTCCGGTCCCGACGCCGCCATAAAACAGGATTCCGATATTGTCGGCCTTCATTTCCGGCCAGTGTTCCACATAGCGGCGGCACACGTCGGAAATTCTGGCGTTGCGGTTGTCGTCCTGGGTGAAGTTCTGGGACAGGTACGACGGATCAGTGATCCCGTCTTTGCGAAGCCGTTCGCATTGCTTCCGGAATTCGGCGGCCTTTTCTTCGGCTTCACGTTGGCGGCTGGCTTCTGATTCGCACTTGCACAGGTGCGGAACGCGAAGCGTTTTTTCGCCGATCGTGATGTCGCCTTCTTTCCTGGTGTGGCATTTGCCACAGCACAGGAAGCCTTCTTCGTCGCGGTAGTCGCCTTCGGCGCCATTGTTCGCCCTACCTCTGGCGGCGATACCTTCGACAGCGGCCGTCCAGATGTTGTCGGCCATGATTATTCACCGTCGTCCAGGAAGTCTTCGCCGTCGTCGTAGTTCTTGACGGTGGCCGGCTTCGGGGACGGTATGACTTCGGCGCGGTCATATTCGTTCCAGCGTTCACCGCGAAGGAATGTCGCCGGATATGGAATAAAGCGGCCGTCGTCCTTTGTCCACTGTTCAGAACGCTTCCAGCGCTCCACACCCTGGACGATCTGGTTTGTCAAGTCTGGGTTAGGGCGAATTTGATTCCAGACCTTCACGGCGTCTTTCTTGCCGACTTTTCGTGGATAGACTGACCAGAACTGGTCAAAAGTGTCGTCCACTCCGGCGCCGCGTTGCGCCGATACTCGTTTTCGTTTCTCGTTTACGTTTTCGAATACGTTTTCGTTTACGTTTACGGAAGAATCTGCTTGCATTTGCGCGCAAGTGTCAGAATTGTCACTTGATACCCCTTGACTGCAAGTGTTATCAAATTCTTGCGGTAGTGGGTATTTGGGTTTTGTTGCGCGCCTGTTCTGGTGTTTGTCCCAGGACAGAAGTTTCAGGTATTGCCGACCGTCTTCGGCTCTGTATGTAGCCACAAGGCCACCGTTCACAAGTTCAGCCAGCCAGGAAGACACCTTCTTTTCGGTCGGTACGTTCAGCGGAAAGAGAAGGGAAGCAAGGATTTTCGGGCTTCCGTAGTACAGGCCGAAGTCGTCCGCTTTTACGATCAGACGATAGAACAGGACTTCGGCTTCCGCCGATAAGTACGCCAGACTTTCAGACGTACATATTGATTCTTTCAAAATGCGGCTGGGCATTTATGACACCACCTTTCACGCGTTTTTCTGACAGGCGCGGCACATTTCACGGCCGAATTTGTTCATGGAATAGCGGCGTTCAGCTTCGCTGATAGGGCCGCCGCACACGGGACACGCGGCGCCGCCTGTCTGGGCGCTGTTTTGCGGTTGTGGTGCGGTTCTTTGCTGTTGGTTGGTAGATTGTCCACCCTGGGCGTTCTGCCCGTTCGTGGCGCTCTGTGTGGCTTGTGGCGCCGGTGCGTGTCCGTTCATATTGAAGCGGACTTTATTGTTCCGGTCGACGATTACCAGGTCACAGATTTCGCGGCGTTCGTTATAGGCGATCTTCGATACCTTGAACTTCGTACTGGCGTAGCACTTGAAGACTTCCTTCTGGCCCTGGCGTTCGGGATAGAATTCACCGTCAGCCAGTTCGACATAAATGAAAGGGCCTGTATAAAGTTCGCGGCCGATCCCGACGTTGAAGCCGGCACGTTTGAAGCTGTCGGACGCCTGGCCTTTTTCCTTTTCGGTGTTGCTCTCTGTTCCGACGTCCTGTTTTCTGACCCAGGTCTTTTTTTCGTCGTCCCAGATGTCGATATTACAGAACAGGTTTCCATTGATTACTTCGTGGGTTCTCTGCCAGTTGCCAGGCCCGAAGACCTGGTCCAGGATTCGCATATCGACGCGCGCGTCCTTGTAAAGTAGAAGGACGGCGCCGACGCGGCCGGTCTTTGCTTTGCTGACCGACTGAACGCGACAGTCAATGTCTTGTTCGGTAAGAAGGGGAATCGAAAGTTCTTTCATTGCGGTTCCTCCTTATTTGATTTGAAGGTTTCGGTTCTCCACAAGGGAAGCGCCGGACACTTCCTGGCCGGACTGGATCGCCTTCTTGATCGCGGTCTTGTCCGGTTTCGTTGTAACGGTTTCAACAACGAAGTCAGCCGGAAGGGCTTTTTCGTCGTCAATGCTTACGGCCACAGACTTTCGGAAGGAAACGCGAACCTTTGTGGTTTCGACCTTGTCACGGCCGGCGGCGTCCAGACACGCGGTCAGGACATTCTTCAAATAGTCGATTCGCTTTTCGGTCTGCTTGCGGCGCTTTGCCAGGTTGGCTTCTTCGGCTTTCAGGTCGCCGATAAAGACTTCGGAATTCTTGATGTAGCAAGCGACAGCTTCGCTTTTTTCTTCGAAGGCTCCGGACAGTTCGTCCAGTTCTTCGGCGTTCAGGATTTCGCCGGTTTCTTCGTCGATTTCCAGGTTGTCAAGGACCTTCAAATACTTGTCAGTGATTTCGTACAGGGTGTTATTCATTTTCGGAACCTCCTTCCAGGGTAGCGACCTTCGCTTCAAGGTCTTTCACTTGCTGATCGGCTTTCTTGTAGCGGTCGAACCAGTCGTTCGAACACTTCTTTTCATAGTCCAGATCGCTTTTCAGTTCAGCGTTTTCGATTAAAATATCCAGGACGAACGCCTTCACGGCGTCGGTGTCATAAAAATTCAGTTTAGCCATTGTTTTTCACTCCTTTTCGTGATATACTGTTCGTAGACTTTTTTGAAAGGGCCGTTTCGGTTGTTGTGGTGACGACGAAACGGTCTTTTTCTGTTTCTTCAATGGTGATCTTGCGTTCACCAAGCAGAAGAAGACTTTTGACGGCTTGTCCGACCTGGACGGCCGACAGTGTCGCAGTGTACTTCATGTTTTGACCTCCTTTCCGTAGGATTTCGGAAGGCGCCACCTACAAAGGCGAAGCCGGTTCCAATGAACAGAAGGCCGAAGGTTCTGACCGTTCCTTCTACCAGGGACACCGCGTCGGTTTCTATGGCGCCGATCGTTCCCCAGGCAAAGAAGAAGGCAATAGCCGCCGCCAGGGCTGACGTCCTTCTGATCGCCAGACGGATTCGGCGTCGTTTCCGCCTGGTTGCTCTGTCCGGTGTCATTTCTTGACCTCCTTTCTTTTCGGACCACTGCCGCGACGGCGAATGTTTTCCTGGTAGGTTCTTTGTGCCAGTACCGGATCATAGGCCGGTCGCTGGTTCTGATCCAGTTTCCCAGTCGCGCCGCGTTTCAGTTCGACATACAGTGTTCGAAGGGCGACGCCCACTTCGTCAGAAATGTCGGAAATGGACATTCCTTTCGCGTACAGGGCCGCGATTTTCTTTCTGTTGTCGAAGGTGATAGACTTATAAACTGCCACGTTCTCACGCTCCTTTCTGCTTGCGGCCTTATAACCACGTATCGCCCTTGTCAGGATCGCCGTTGACCTGTTTAATGTTTGGGTCGAAGATTACGACGAAACGGTCTTCGTAAAACTTTTCAGAAATGACGGTTACTTCCAACAGGATATTCCAGTCTGTCAGTGTTCGGATCAGGTCCACAGCGAATTCCGCTTCCACGATTTCGCCGTCGGTGCTGACCAGAACTATATTCTTCGCTCTGCGTTTGTTAGTTGCGACGACGATTCTTTCAAGCATTTTTCTAATAGTCATTTTCTTCATTTTTAGGGTCCTCCGTGGTAAAAAAATAAGTTGCGAAGGCTCATTTGAACCTTGCAACTTAATACTACTCCTCACAATTGAAAAAGTCAAGACTAAATTGCAAAAATTCATAAAAAAATTCAAGTAAGACACGCGACGCCTTCCTGGAAAACGGCTTCTGCGGTCCGGAAGCCCAGTATTTCACGGGGATAGTTATTGATCCAGTCTTCGACCTTTTGGATCGCTTTCGCTGTGACTTTCCGGAAGTCTGTTCCTTTCGGGAACCAACGGCGGATCATTCTATTCACATTTTCGTTTGATCCTCTTTCGTATGACGAATAGGGGTGACAATAGTATATCTTTGTCCTGTTGCCTTTGCGGCGACAGGACTTTTCCATTCCGGCACAGTCAGCGAATTCGGAACCGTTATCGACAGTGATCGTTCGAAAGATTTTGCTGAAATTTGCGCCGTATTCACGTTCAAGGCTATCCAGGACGCGGACCACGCTTCGGGCGGTCTGGTCGCGCATAGGACGAATGATTTCCCGTCTGGACTTTCTTTCGGTCAGAACCAGAAGTGTTTTCTTTGTTTTCTTCTTGCCTTCGACACAGTCCATTTCCCAGTCACCAACGACCGCGCGATCGTCGATTTCTTTCGGGCGGTTTTCGATACTGGTTCCAGCCGGCGGCCGCTTCGCCCTCTTGACTTTGTTATACGGGCGTTTCTTTTGGCCTTTGACAGGAAGGTTCTTGTTCGTGACAGTCAAAAAGACGCCCTTGTCGATATAAGAATACAAGGTCGATTCACAGATCGACGTTTTGAATTCAAGGCCCTGTTCCTTAATTTCACCCAAGACGGCGGCCGGCGAATAACCGTCTTCGGCGATTTTCTTTTCGATATGCTGGGCCAGTTCGTGGTCGTTCCCGATTTTCAAGTCCGGACCTTTTGCGGCCAGGTGTTCACGGTAAGCCGCTTCGGCCATTTCCGGACTGTATCTTTCTTCTTCGGTCAGGTCGGAATTCGTATGAATATAACGGCCACGCTTGATTTCGTTGTAGATCGTTTTCAGGTGAACGCCGATTTCGTCAGCGATTTCCTGTTTGTGGCGCTTGTCCTTTAACATTGTTTCTATTTTCAGCCTGTCAGTCCAGGACAGGTGTTTGAATCTGCGCTTTTTCATTTTGATTCCTCCTGATATGCAAAAAAGCCCCGTCCGTTCATGGACAGGGCTTTCGTTTTATTGTTTGGTTGTGCGGGCGATATATTCGACCAGTGCTTCTTTGATAAAAGCGTTTACACTCATACCGGCCGCGCTGGCGGCTTGAACGATCTTTTCTCTGTCGCCTTTTGGAACTGTTATTTCGATTCGGTCATAGGATTTCTTTCGGAAGCGTTTGTTCGCTTCAATTTGCGCTTGTGCCATAGTGTAGTCACCTCTTTCTGTCGAATATTATATAATACCGGTATTATATTGTCAAGGGGGGAACAAAAAAATAAAAGACCCTGGCGGTTCAAAGGTTCGCCAGTGGTCCGTTGTGTTATTCGCAGTCTTCGGACAGTAACCAGTCGACGGTTACGTCCAGGATTTCAGCTATTATCATAAGTTCATAGTCGGCGACGAAGCGCGTTCCGATTTCGATTCTGCTGACGCTGTCGCGCTCCATAGTGATTCCGGCTATTTGTAGTTTGGCGGCGAAGTCGGCCTGTGACAGCCGCTTCTTCAATCGTGCTTCGCGGATTCTGTTTCCGCTGATGTTCTTCCGGCCTTTATAGTCATAGATTTTCAAGTTGTGACCTCCTTCCCGAAAATTTTGTGTTAATGTTCAGCGTCATTCTTGTTTTTAACACATTTTTCACGTATAATTGTGTTAAAGGTCAGAACCTTATAAAGTTTACAAGTAGGAAGGGGGGATATAATGCGAATAGTCGCTATTGTATTCGGAATCCTGGCCGCGATTGTCGATCTGATCCTGGTGATTGTGTCGATCGCGGTTCCGGAAGTATCATTGTGGGGCTGGATCGTCGTCTTGACCATTGTCACCGTTGGGCTTTTTTTCAGTGCGAACAAGGTCAAGAAGCAGAAGGAAGCCAGACAGGCGGCACAAGTGGCCAGAAACACGCCGTTCATGGAAGAAACCGCGATTTCAGCGATCGCACAGGGCGAACTTCCTGTTGTAACGGGGACGCCGGTTCTTTTGGAAGAAGGCGAAGTCGCCCATTATTACGCGCCGGCGACGAAGATCGTCACGAAGAACAAGGCTGTCGGCCGAACCGGAAGCGGTGCTGGCGTCCGTGTCCGCGTTGCGAAGGGCGTGTCGGTAAGCACTGGCGGCGGTTCCAGTCGGACGGTTTACGGCGAAGTGACAGAAACCTATTCAGGCGCTATCGTTTTAACGAATAGGCGGATCGTCTTCATTCATAACCAGGCCGGTTTCGAATGTAAGATTTCAGCATTGACAGCGGTGACACCTGTCGACGGCTCTGTCGTCGTACAGGCCGGATCGAAGACATATCAGTTTTCAGTCGCGCGACAGGACCTTTTCGTGTCGGCTCTTTCAATGGTCACCGGAAAATAAAAAAAGGCGGTCAGGGAATATCCCTGGCCGCTTTCCTTTTGCCGCTATGCTTTTTTCAGGTTTGCCGCATTGACGGCCGCTGTGACTGTCTTTCCGATACCAATGACCACACGGTCGCCGTCGGCTTCGATCACGTCATATTTGTCATAATAGGTCTTGAAGGCTTTCCCTGTGTAGGTGACAGCTTTCAGGACCTTTACTTTATCACCCTTCTTGAAAGACTGGGCGGCCTGGGTGTCTGCCGGAATTTTGATTTTCTGGCCGACGCGGATCAGGTTCGCGTTTGCGATCCTGTTATAAGCCGCGATCTTCTGATAGGTCGTCCCGTACTTCTGGGCGATCTTCGACAGTGTTTCGCCAGCTTTGACAGTGTGGATCACTTCGCCAGTGGCCGGTTTATTCTCTGCCGGCTTTTCGGCACTGGCTCCCAGGCGGCGGTTGACTTCGGCCGCGATTTCACCGTGGCGCTTATACAGGTAGTCGCCAGGACAAGCCTTGTTTGCATAATCGCGGTGAACGGTCATATTGCACCCGTTCAGGTGATTCATACGGTCCTTTTTGTTGGTGGACCACACAAGGCGTTTGATCCCGTTTCGCTTGCAGATGTCAGTCACCAGGTCAAGAAGCGCGGCGAACGCCTTTTCATTGACTGCGTAAGGGTGCTTTGTATCGGACGCGACTTCGATCGTGATCGCTCTGTTATCGTTGGACGCGGAAGAACTACACCAGGAACGGTCCTTTTCTTCCACATACATTCCGATTTTGCCGTCGTAGCCGATCCCATAGTTTGAAGACGCCTGTCTGGAAGTTGGCGCGAAGATGTTCCCCAGGGTTTCGACCGAACACTGGCCGACGACACAGTGAATCGTGATCGTGTCGATCGCGTGATTTCTGGGGCTGTTCTTGTTCGGGGAAATGCGCGTATAGTTTACAAGTTTGCTGTTACTCATTTTCGTTCCCTCCATTTCCGGCCATGAAGCCGATCTGGACCTTTCCGGCGTTGGTTACTTCCGGCTCCGGTACGTTTTCCACATTTTCCACGGAACCGGTGTTCAAAATAGCAACGAACTTCGTGAAGGCTTCCTTGATGTATTTACAGGACACAAGCAGAACGGCGCCAATGATGACCAGGTCGGCGAAAATGTCCGTGTATTCGTCAGGAATAGTCCAGCCGACTTCGTTTGCAAAAATCGGAAGTGCAGTAATAGCCGTACACAGAAGCGTCAGGCCAACGACGAAAACAAGGATTTTCAAGCCGCTTGCGATCAGCTTTTCGCGGTCGAAGTCTTCCTTCCTGATTTTGATGTTGTACCACAGGGAAAAGGTGACGTTTGCCAGGTATGCACACAGGAAGATCAGCATAGCCCAGCCGATATTTGTCAGGTTTTCAAGTAATGCGTTAAACACGTTTATACCTCCTTCGTGTCATTGTAGATTTCAGGACCATATAATTTCCGAAGTTTGATCCGGTTTTCGGCCTTCGCTTTGCTGAAATAGAAGCCGGTCGCGGTGGCCAGTTCACCGAAGACCGAAGGGATCAAATACGCCAGGGGCGCGGTGTCGCTTGTTTTCCATACAACGGCCATAGTAAAAGCCGACACGACAAGCGTGACGGCTCCGACTATGGTTATAATGATTTTGGAAAACTCGCGTTTCTTTTTGCGCGATTTCACCGGTTTTCCAGGTCCTCTATACGGTGATTCGCGACCTTGATTTTTTCTTCAATAACGGCCGCCTGTTCTTCCAGTTTGAAGGTTCGTTCCACGACGGAATTGTGTTTGTCGACCTTCTTTTCAAGAAGTTCCAGACGGTAGGCAATAAGGGCGGAACTTTTTCGGTTTGCGAAGTAGGTTCCGGCCAGTGTACCGATCAGCGACAGAATGCCGACAATGATTCCTTCGGTCATTTTGTCACCTCCGTCCAGCCATAGACGCCAGGCTCCCAGACGTTCGCGTCAATGTTAGATGTCCAGTGTTTCCCGTTGTGGGACACTTTGTCGCCGCTGTTATAAGCGTCATGGGCGCCGATCGGCTGGGACCAGGCCGGCCATTCTTCCGTCGGATCACCGATTTTCTTCCAAAGGGAAGCGGTGGCGTCAGGCGTCCAGTCGGCTTGTGAAGTGTGGGCCTGAACACAGCGGAAAAGTTCACCGTTATACTGGCGGATATTGCCGACAGCATACGCCACAGGGTAAGCCCAGGACGCGAACTGGCTGACGTTTTCCGTTGCGGTTGTGTCGTCGATCTGGCCGGCTTCGGCCAAAGTGACGAAGGCGATCGAAGTCGCGCGCAAGGCGGCATTGACAGGATTTTGTTCTTCCTGGGCTTTTGCCTGGGCCATGCTCACGCTTTCGCATTGTGTAGGGTCAAACATTTCGAATTCCTCCTTTCGTTTAGGCGAAACGGATCGTCGCCTGGGTGATTTCGATTTCCTGGGTTCCCTTCGTGATATAGAAGCGATAGCCCAGGCCATAGCCTTTCGCGGCGGTCGTATTCGTGAAGACGTGGACAAGTCTGTTCGCCTTGTCAGTGATGTCTACCCACACCGGCGAAGTGTCGAACGGGTTGTTCGTGACTTCCAGGTGAAGGGTTGCGTCTGCCGGAATCGTCGCCGGATAAAGGGAAACAAAGACCTTCTGAACCAGGGCGTCCGTATTGAACGCGCGCGCCGCCGCGATACGGCTGACGGTGCGGCTGAATGTGATCTTTCGCGTTGCGCTTCCGCCGGCGCTGTCGGTGGCCGTGATCGTCAGGACGTGGGTTCCGGAAAGAAGCGGAAGCCATACACTGGACAGGTTGACGGTATTCTGGGCGCCGCTGGTCGCGGTATAGGTGCGAAGCGTGATCGTCTGGGTTCCGTTGGTCAGTTTTTCCGTGACCGTGATCGTTTGCGTGGCCGCCTGGGCGTCTGTGACCGTGTACTGGTATGTAAACGGCGCTGTTTTTGCGCCCAGGTTTTGATCCGAACCGCTGATCATGGGCGGCGTGTTGTAGGAAATGGTTTTTGCCGATCCGGTGCAGTAACCGGATTCAAGGCCGTTCGCGTCGACTGCCTTCACGCGCGCCGTGTAAGTTGTGCCGGACGTCGGAACTGTGTCGGTGAAGGTCTTTGCCGTGGTGATCCCTAACTGGACATAAGCGCCGGAATCAATCTTCCTTTCCCAGACGTAGGAAATGGCGTCGCCCTCCGGATCGGTAGAACCGCCCGTCGAAAGAACCAGGCTGTTTCCGGCTTGCGGTGTGCCGTAGGAAATAGAAGAAGGATCAGACGGCGGCTGGTTCCACTGTAAGATATAGGCCCCGTCGGTGTCTGTTGAATCGGATACCAGATTCCCAGATTCCAAATACAAAGCCGGCCGAACGCCACGGTGGCCACTGGACGCGTCGTTGTGGTTCAGACTGCCGCCCGTGTTGACATTGCGCGCATAGTACGCGTAGCCGGCGAACGGGGTTCTAAGCCACCAATACCAATAAGAAGACGCGTTCAAGCTGGAATTTGTATATTCCGAATTGCTGACGGCTTCGGCGGTCGGGTAGCACTGGCGGCGCGCGGCGCTGGAAAAGTAGGACCACAGGGCCCCTTCGGCCACGCTATTTTCGTTGGACAGGCCGACTTCGGTATTTGACAGAAGAAAGACCTTTCGGGTAATGTCTTCATAACCGCCGCCGTCGGTGACGGTATTCTTTGCGACACGGATCACGGCGTCCAGGATAGCTTTTCGGAAGTCTGCTTCGAAGTTAGACAGGAATCCGGCTTCGGTGTCGTATTCGTTGTAGTTGCTCCACACGTTGGCGTTATTCGGTGGTGCGTCGTAGCTGTGACGCGCGGAATACCAGGACGCGGCCTGGCTGTTCAACCACTGGTCAATATTAGACTGGGAATAGCGGTTGTTTCCGTAGCTTCGGCGGTCACCGTTCGTGTTCGAAGGCTCCTTCGCGTCGAAGCATTTCAGAGTGATCATTTTCTCGGTCACCAGGCCCGTTCGGCCGTTGGCTGTGTCCTGGGTTCCCACGATCCACCTGATCACTTTCCCGTTGTATTTCGTGTTCGTCGACTTGACAACGCTTCCAACGGGCAAAGCGGATAGTAATTTTGCCATAGGTTAATCCCTCCAATTCATTCTTGAACAGGTTGAAGAACAGGTCGTCCGTCTTCCTGATCAAGTGGTAACTGTTGCCGTGTTCGGCGTGACCGGTCCACGAAGAATAGGATTGAAGAATCGTTTCGAAGTCGATCCGGCCTTCGTCCAGAAGGTGACGGTATTTCTTCAATTTCCTTCGGATTCGGTTCTTGCTTTCACGGCGGACTTTTCTGACGACTTTTCCGGTGTCGGTCAGATAGGTCCTAAATCCCAGGAAGTCGATTCCCTGGGTTAAGGGGAAAATGGCCGTCTTTTGATTCAATTCCAGTCCTAAAGGGACCAGATACTTCTTGATTTCTTCCAGACAATAACGAAGATAGTCCTTGTCAGGGTGAATCAAATAGAAGTCGTCCATGTAGCGGCCGTACATTTTGATTCCCAGACGTTCCTTGATCATGTGATCCATTCCGGACAGGTACAGAACGGCGAACCACTGTGAAGTATGGTTTCCGATCGGGATTCCTGGTCCTTCGGTGGAATCTATGATCATATCCAGAAGCCACAAGACGTCGCGGTCTTTGATAAGCCGGCGAAGCTGTTCTTTCAGAACGTCGTGATTGATACTGTAAAAATACTTTCGAATATCGCATTTCAGGACCCAGCCGTCCGCCCCGTTCTGTCGGTAGTACCTCGACATGAAATATTTCAGGCGGTCAAGTCCGAAGTGCGTTCCTTTGCCTTTCTGGCTTGCGTAGTTGTCGTATATGAAAGTTTTCGAAAGGTACGGTTCCAGGACATTATCGCAAAGACTGTGCTGAACGATTTTGTCGCGGAAGCTGTTATACATGATCAGTCGTTCCTTCGGTTCTTTCACAATGAAGCAGTTATAAGGCGACAGGCGGTATTTGTGGGCCGATAACATGAAATGAACGAACATAAGGTTTTCAAGGACGTTCACTTCGTATTTGCAGACCGCATATTTCCACCGTTTACCTTTGCGCGCTTCTGTATACGATTGATATAGACTGTTAAAGTCGATCACCTTCGCGAAGTCAGAAAGATTCAATGTCTGGTCTTCGCTCAAAATAAAAATCCTCCTTGACGCTTACAGTCCGGCCGTCACAGTAGGAAGGCCATTCGTCGTCAATCTTGTGTTTACCGTGGCCTTTCCGGCACTTCGGAAGGAAATGACCTCCTTTGTTGGGGTACTCTGTTTTCAGGTTCTTCGCCTTACTCGGTCGCGTTTTCCACCAAATCCGGCCGAACGCCATTGTTGCCATTGTACGCGTTGTTGTTGTTCAGACTGCCGTCCGTGTTGACATTGCGCGCATTGTACGCGTTGCCGGCGTACGGGGTAACAGGTCATTCCCTAAATATCATTACACGCTTTCCGGTATAGGGTCCGACGGGGCGATCGCTTCGGCGGTGTCCTGTTCGGCCTTGTACCATTTTGCGGTCATGAACTTAACGTCCAGGGTCAACTTCGTCCAATAGTCAAAGGTGTCCTTGTCGATATAGCTTCGCTTCTTCGATAATTCGATCATGTGAAGCAGTTTCTTGCACTCGGTCAAGGCGGCCCTTTGTAAACGAAGCCGTTCTGTCCGGTCCGCTTCTGTGCGGATCGGAAATATTTCGTTTGCTTCCAGTAAGCCGTCGTATATGGCCATGACGTGGCCCTGAATCTTGTTTGTGATCGAAAAACGGACGCGCTTCGGAAAGCGTTTCGCGTTGTCGGTCAGGTCCAGGGTGTAGTCGATCAGTTTTTCGGCCACCGGAAGAACGTGAAGCGGACTGTCTTTTTTATTCGAAGTCCGCTGGTAGTTTCTTCTTGTTCCCATAGATACACCTTCGCTTTCGGATATTTTCGACGGTTTCCGGATCGCCGGAATAGTCGAAGCCATAATCACGAAGGACGACGGTTTCTTCCTGTCCTTCGTAGGTTACGCCACACAGGACCACGCTGTCGCCCTCACAGTGGCCACAGACGGGCCGAATTTCCGTGAATAGGTTCGATATAAGGCAAGACGTTTCCGACGGCGTGGCGCCGATTCTGGTCATAAATAAAGACGGTTCAGGGATTGATCCAGAATACCTTCCGGAATTCCTGTTCCGTCGTAGCCTTTCCAGTATTGAAGCTGTGCAGGAACGAAAGTGTGTGTGACGGTTGTTCCGGTGAATCCGGTGTTTAACTGTTCAAGGATCGACTGAATGTCGTTGTCCTGGCGCCGCTGAACCTGTTCCGTGGTTTCGCCGGTCGTTTCGTTGATCGTTGTTGCGGCCTGGGTATGAAGCACAGGCGCGGCGTATGCGGTCATTTGCGCGGTTGTCACGAAGGAACCGACGCCCACCTGGACAGATACGGCCGCCGCTTCCTGGTTGGTGATAAAGACGGCCAGGTCGTGAATGTGGACCGTGTCGGCGTCCTCTTCAAAGGTTGTCGCCGGAAGGACGTTGTCACTGTCTTCGCCGTCAAGCCAGCCATAGCAGAAAAGAATTTCGTTTCCGCTGATGTCCAGGCCGAAGACGCCGATTTCCCTGATCCAGACATTCGATTCCAGACCTTCGTTTGTCACCTGTACCGGAATTTGCATGATCGAAGGCGAACCTTCGACCAGTTCCTTTTCGGACAGGTTGGCGCTGACGTTTTCCACGTTTACAAGATCGGTCAGTGTATTCGGGCTGGCCTGGGCGACGCCGCTTCCGGCGGCCGCGCGTGTCAGTATCAATTTCTGTCCGGACGCGATAAGGGCCGTTAGGGCTTCGCTTCCGCCGTCCGTGACAATGGACTTGAATTTTGCCATTCGTTTTTCCTCCTTACGTTGCCGGCGTGTATTTGTGCCGGTTCATTGTAGCCATAGCGGAACAGGCGGCCGTTTTGGCCGGTTGGTCGTCTTGTGGAATATCCGTCCGCAAGCGAAGAACCAGATTCGCCGGAATCATTTGTCCCAGGGTTGCCGCCAATGCGTCGCGTTGGGCGTAGCCTTCCAGGCGGATTCTGATATATAGATCGTAGGCGTTTTCGTTTAGGGTGACTGTGAAGTCTTCGCTGACCGTTGCAAGGTATTTCAAAAGGGTCCTGTAAGTATAGGGAAGCTGATCCAGGTACTTAATCAGGATTCGGTCGCGGCGGTCCTGTACTGTGTCCCCAGGCGCCGCAGAAAGCCCCAGAATCTTTTCCCAGCGTTCGCACCCATATTCGGACAGGGACACCAGAAAAAAGTCGTCAGCGGCCGATTTTACGTCACTGACGGCATTTTCGAATTCGGGTTGTTCCGCGTTGGCGATCTGCTGAAACTCGATCAGTTCTTGCAGATAGCGCGGCCAGTATTCTTTAAGAACCATTTGTCACCACCCCCAGAACCGGAATCGCATTTGAAGCCAGGGGAATATTTTGTGTTCCTCCGTTGATTTTGGTTCCGGTGATGTCGATCACGCCTTCGACATTCAGGACCTTCGTTTCGATCTGGCTGACGCGGACGACAAGGTTTTCTTGTTCGTCCCAGGTTTTGGCCAGGCTGTCAAAGTAGTCCTGAATAGCTTTCTTCACAGACGTTTCGACGGTCGACCAGGTGGCCGAACCGGAAAAAGTCAGAGTGAAAGACACGTTGATCGTGGTTCCGGTCACACCTTCGACCGTGACGACGTGTCCGATCGGGGCGATACCGTCACCGACGCCCTGGTTCTGAACCGGATCGACGGCCGTTTGAACGCTGTTGACAAGGTCGGAAGAAGGGATTCCCCAGTCGCTATTTACAAAGACGATCTTCACGGTTCCACCGCCATTCCACACAGGGAACACTTTGACGGCGCCGACACCTTGAAGAAGTTCGACCTTTGTTTTGTAGTCGGCCTTATTTCCGCCGTATGCCTGGGCCTGTAAGCTGTCCATATAGCGGTCAAGAAGGTCTTCGTCGCTTTCTTCGTCTTCACCGTTGATCAGAATGTCCGCAAGTCTGGCCGCGCCCAGTCCTTCCACGTAGTCGATCGGGAAAAGGTTTCCCTGGTACTGGTTGCCGGCCGCGCCTGGCGTTTCGCACAGAAGGCGAAACTGTCCGGTTGCGATCTTTTCGGTGACGGTATAGTTCAGATTGTCACCGGAAAAACGCGTTCCGATCGGCACGTCCATAGCGGCGCCGTTTCCGTCTTCAAAATAGCCCTTTCGAATTGCGGCGGTTGCCGGTGTTCGGAAGATACTTCTTTCGCGGACTTTCTTTGTCAGGTCGTCGCCGGATTCCGTATCAGGAAAAGCGCGGTCCATAAGGTAGGCCAGTTCGATATACATGATCGCCAGTTCGGCCGCCGCCGGCGCTATGGCGTCATATACGACGGAACCTTCGCGTTTGTCGATAGAAGAAGACACGCGGTCCAGACAGCGGTCCATAATGTTTTCGAAGGTCATATCCTCATACATTCACGTTCACCTCGCTTTCAATAGGTATTTCGCCGAAGATAGTTTCGGCCGTGAACTTCACGGAAGCGGTTCTTTTGTCAATCTGGGCCACTTCGAAGTCTGTGACGTCGGTGATCCGGCTGTCTGCCAGAAGGGCTTCGCGAATTACACGTTTTATTTCACTTGCAAACACTTGAAAGCTTTTCCCGACAACGGCGTTCAGTTCAATTCCGTAATTCCAGGAATAGATCAGGTATTCGAAGCGTTCTGTTTGCAGTATCTTGTAAATGGCCTGTTTCATGGCTTCCGTTTCATCACAGAAGCCACCGACGCGGCCGGCGTCGAAGTCGATTTTGAATGTTCTTGTCGGCGCTTCGGCGGCGGTCTGAACCTCCACGTCTTCGCCGATCGTTACGTTTAACGCGTTCGGTATCATAAAATCACACCCTTCCCAGGACAAGGAACGCCTGTCCGCCAGCATTTCGCAGAAGGACCACTTTGTCACCGACGGCCAGGCCGTAATAATATTCGGACTTTGCGTCGGTGTTGGTCTGGTAGTTGCTTTTCAAGGTGTGGGAATGTGCCGCGAAGGACGCGTCGCCGCTTCCACCTGACTTTTCTTCGGTGGAAGGGCTACCCTTGACGCCGGTGTGGTAGTGGGTAGGATAGAAGCCGGCCTGGAATTCCTTCATAACCACAATAGCGTCGCCGGATATGTCGAACCGGTTGTCGACGCGGATCGTCAAGGGCGACGTCTTCGTCACGGAACCGAACAGAAAAGCCGTCGGCATACCGGCGTCGTTGGTCGCTTGTGCGACTTGTTTCATAGTTTCAAGAAGTCCCATATTACACCACCTTTAATTTCAAGGACATTGTTTCTTTCAAAAGGTCGTGCGTGGCTTCTTCGACTATGAAGAAGGATTTCACGCCCACGGCGCCGATCCCGATATACAAGGCGCGGCCGGCTCTGACTGACAGGTCCGCGATTGCGCTGACGCTGAAAGATCGCTTCGGTCTGTTGTATAGTTCCAACATTTGTCCGCCGCGTTTCTTGATCTGGGCTTCGTTCATGTCTTCGTCAACCACTTCATAGTCTTGCAGAATACCCCACAAGGTCATATTTTTAGAATCCTGGAAGATATAAACGTCACGTTTTCCGGTCTTCTTGTTGTCCTTGACCAGTTTGATCTTGTTGTAGGCTTCGGAATCAATTTCTGATTCGTAGGTGAAGCCTGTCGCCAGACTGCCGTCGCCGACAAAAAGGTCCAGTTTTGCCGTTTCGACGTCTGTCAAGGTCAGTTTCCCGAAGTTATCCCACAGGACGAACATTTTTCCTGTATTGATCAGGGTGTAGTCGATAGCCTTCAAGACAATGTCGAAAAGCGTCTGGCCGTCTTCAATCATAGACGGTATAGAATATCCGGTGTTTGCCAGGCTTCCGGTTTTCAATTTGAAGTCTTCGGCGATCTGCTTCAATACCTGATCCGCACGTTTCCCCTTGAAAACATAGGTGTCCTTGTTTTTCTTCAAATACCAGGTCTGATCGTAAGCCGTGATCTGAACCTGTTCCTTTTCGTTCTGGCTGATTTTTACGACGTAGCCATAAAACAGTCCGGTTTTATCGTCTAACAGGGTGACGATTCCGCCGTGGCTCCACTGTATTTCGTCGTTGACAATGGCGGTCAGTTCCAGGGAAGCGGGGGAACCGGACCGTTTTGTCGACCATTTCGCGCCACTGACAAGCGTCGTTATATCGAACGCCGCGCCTGTGACGTTATTCTGGTATTGAATACGAATGGCCATTATGGAATTGTGAAAACCTGGCCAGGGTAGATCAGATTCGGGTTCTTTCCGATCGCCCCCTTGTTGGCGTTATAGATTTTTGTATAGTCGCTTCCCTTGCCATAGAATTTCTTCGCGATATTCCACAGGCAGTCGCCTTTTTTGACCGTATAGGTTTTCGATTTCTTTTCAGGCTTTCCGGCCCTGGCCGGTTCCTGGGTTTTCGCCGGTGTGTTCTTCTTTTCCGGAAGGACAATTTTCTTCGGCGACGTGTCTTTCCATTCGTACAGTTTGATCGTATAGTACAGGTCGCCCAGTTCGCCGGACCGTTCTTCGTATTCGAAGGATTCGATCCCCATTCGAATATTACACTCCAGGTCTGTTCCTGTTATCAGGAAGCGGACCGGCGTTTTGCTGTCCCTGGCTTTCTGGATTGCCTGAATAATAGAAATAGGGTCCCGAACCTGTCCGGTAGTGTACGGCGCGGAATCGGCCGGAAAGAAACTTTCCCAGGACAGAATCCGAAGGCCCTTTTTACGTAAAAGAAGGACTTCGCCCAGGTCAAGCACTGTTACACGCTCATTTTTCCCAGGCGAAGACACGTTCAGTTTCGCCGGAAGGACGGGAATGTTGATTTCCCGTCCACCGACGATTAGTGTCATTCGGTAGTTGCTCATTAGTTATACACTCCTTCCGCCGCCGCTGTGAATTCGTCTTCCAGCTTGCTTTCGATTCGTTCGACGACTTCGTCGACGTCGACCTTTTCGCTGATCTGGGCTTCGACAGCCACAGTCGGCGTCAAGGTGACGAAGTTCTGGACATAGCGCATTTCGGCCACGTCGCGAAGGAATTTCAGGTCTTCATCGGCGATATTTACGTCGCTGTCAATTTTTCCGACCGATCCCACGGAATCGACTTTCCCGACGTCGTTTGTCCCGTCGACATTCCAGTCCGTGGCGCCGACGTCAGACTTCGCCTGTGCGGCTTCCGCTTTGGCGTTGGCGTAGGTCTTAGACAGTGCGGCCGTAGCGTCAGCAAGTTCTTTCTTCGCCGCCGAATAGGTGGCGTCACGCTGGGCCTGTGCGGCCTTGATGTCCGATTCGTACTTGTTCAAGGCGTCGGCTCTGGCTTGCTTCGCGGCTTCGTTTTCTGCCTTTGCTGTCGTGGCGAAGGTTACTTGTTCGACCGCGTCAATGCTGACACCAGGAATCTTGTTCAGTAAGCCGATAAACTTGTTTATGATGTCGATCGCGCCGTTGACCATATTTTGAAGGATTGTCAGGACGTTTACTTTCATATCGCCCATATATCCGGCTATGGCCACGCCGGCCCTTTGCCAGCATAGTTTCAGCTTGTCAATCAGGTTCGCGATCCAGTTATAGGTTGCAAAGAACGCCACCTTCAAGGCCGCCCAGGCGACCACAAGGGCCGCTTTGCAGATTTCCCAGGCGTTTTTCACGCCACCGACAGCCTGAATCATTCTGTAAAGCGCGGCGACGACAACGCCGACCGCAAGGGCGATCCAGAAAAGCGGATTCGTCAAAAGCGTCGTAAAGAAAGCCTTCGCGGCTCCGTCAGCGATCCAGGTTGCGGCCGTCTGGATTCCCAGCGCCACAGCATAGGCAAGGGCGGCACTGGCCAGGCCCCAGAAGATCGGGGCGATAGTGGACCAGTTGTCATAAATCCATTGTGCGCCGGAACCGATCGCCTGAATAACAGGCGTAAAGGCTTCCAGGGCGATATTTTTCGCGATTGTCCAGACCTGGGCGAAGGTCATAGGCATAGCTTCAAACTTCGCGTTGATTTCGTCAGCAGACGCCAGCATGGCATTTTTGACGATCGTCGAAGTGATCTGACCGTCGGCGGCCATATCGCGAATTTTGCCGATAGGTACGTCAAGATAGTCCGCGATCGTCTGAATGATTGTCGGCGCCTGTTCGAAGACGCTGTTCAATTCTTCACCACGAAGGACACCGGAAGACATGGCCTGTGTAAGCTGTAACATAGCCGCGTCGATACCGGCGGCCGAAGTGCCGGCGATCGTGAACTGTTTATTGATCAATTCTGTAAACTTGATCAATTCGTCGTTGTTTGAAAAGGCGTCCTTTGCCATGATACCCATTTTCGAAACGGCGTCAGCCGTTGTCTGATAGGCGGCGCGGGACCGGTTGGCGGATTTCATAATCATAGACTGTAATTCGTCCGTGGTTTGAAGTCCGTCGTTCATTATGTCCAGTCTGGCCCTGGTCGACGTCATACTGTCCGCAAGTTCGATCACCTTTTGGACACTGATCGCCGCCAGGGCTGAACCAATAGCCTTTTTTACAAGGCCCCAGGCGGAAGCGACCTTTCGGGCGCCTTCCTCTGACTGGCGCTGGCGATTGTTGAAATTATCAACCTGGCCGGAAGCGCGACCGGCGGCCGAAGCCGCCCTGTCAAAGTTGGCCCCAGGGTTCACCTGGTCCGACAGTGCGTCCGTGGTTTCCAGGGCGCGGTTTGTCCTCGATACTGCCTGAAAGATTCGGTTCAGCTTCGAAGTCATACCGTCGCGAATGGTCATTTGTGTAGCGACACCGGCCACGGTTCATCACCTTCCTTTCTTGCCTTTCCGTTTCGCTTTTTGTGCTTCTTTCTTTTCCTTTTCGATTTGAAGGTCAATCGAAGCATAAATAAAAGCCCGTTCCCGAAGGGGAAGGGCTACAAGCGTACTGGGAAGGATTTTCAACCGGTGCAAGGCGTAATGTGCGTAGACAGCTTCGCCGTCCGCGTCAGCGTCCACACCTCCACCGGTGATTAGTTTTTTGCTTCTTCGCGAAGGTCGTTCACGTCGTCAGAAAAGCCGTTGACTTCCTGGACACCCAGAAGAAGATCGACGAACTGGCCAGGCTTCAAAAGGACGTCGATCAAGGATTCGGCGCCCATGACACCGAATTTCGCTTGAAGTTCCGCGTCCTTGAAGTTCGGGTCCACACAGCACGCGATCACAAGACGGTTATTGTAAAGGTCCTGATCCGTTTCCGTGGTCTTCTGGTGTGTCTTCTTGTCGAAGGTGATTTTCTGGCAAGACTTACGAATGGCCTTGTTTTCGCCTTCGGTGATCGACTTGATCGTGAAAGGAACAGGGAAGCCGCTGACCGTGACTTCCGCTGTTGCCTGAATGTCGTCCTGGTTGGACATAAGGAATTCCTGTAATTTACCCATTTTGTTTTCCTCCTTTGATAGCTTAGAACTTCGTGAACGGTGTCAGAATGTCGAAGTCTTCGAAAGTGAAGTCGGCGTCTTCGTCCAGGGCGTCGTCAGAATCGCCGTCCAGTTTCGCAAGGACGACGGAATCCAGATTGCAGTCCATAAGAAGAACCGTCTGTTTGCCAGCCGAAGATTCCTGGTCGTCATTCTCGACCACCATATCGAAGTAAACGTCCTTTCCGGTTTCCTTCCACTGGCGAAGCATTTCGCGGAAAAGCGGCGTCATATAGTAAAGCGTCATGGAACCGCTACCGTTCGCGCCGGTTGTCTTGTGGCCAGTCATACGCTTCCCGATCGCCTTGATTTCGGATTTGCTCTTTTCGACGTTCGCTTCGATCGTCTTCGCGTAGAACAGTTCTTCGTTGTTGCCATTGATTTTCGCATAGGCGCGGCCTTCCTTGCCGGAAATGGTATCAGGTGCGTTCAAAGTTTTCATTGTCTGTCACCCCTTTCTTAGTTTACGACGACAGTCATATAAAGTTTTTCCATGCTGTCGTTCGGCTGTAAAGCGCAGTCGACCGCGACGTCGCGTTTTCCGTCGCCCTGGTTGACAGTGATGTCGTCGGACTTGAAATTGCTGATTGCGTCGATCGACTGATACTGATTTGCAAGCGCCACAAGGTCAGCCTTGAAAAGCTGTCGGCCGGTGTCGCTGTTGGTTACAAGGCCGATATAAGATTCGCCGAAGATTCTGGCGACGTCATTCGCCCAGCCGTCCATAACACGGACAACGCGGTTCGACGTCCAGTCGGAAGACATATTCTGACCGATTGTAACAAGGCTGTTAATGTCCGTCAGGACACGGGCTTTTCCGTTGTCGGCGTAGAATGTGAATTCGCCGGCCTTGATAGCGGCTTCGAACTGGGACTTCGTATATTTAATATCGACGTCCACAGCGTCGTCATAGGCCGTATTTGTCAGGGATTCGTTCACTTCCGCGCCGGCGGAAGCGCCAGTCACCCAGGCGACGGCCTTGTCGCCGGTCAATGTGGTTCCGTTGGCCAGGATAACGCCGTTCTTGACGTTGATCAGGCCCATATTGTCGCCGTCGTAGTCGTAAAGGACGCCGACGATCTTTCTTCCTTCGTCGTCACGAAGACGCTTCACAAAGGCGCCATAAAGGGCCTTGACGTCGGTATTCGTGCCAGGATAGCCGATCACATTGAAGGATTCGACTTCGAAGGCGTTTAGGGCGGCCGTGTGCTTTGCGGCGTTGACAGTGGCGTTCGTTCCACCGGTCAAGGCGGTTGCAGTTGCGGCCGTAAGAGTTGCCGCCGTTCCGAAGGTTACGAAGTCATTCGCTACCAGGGAAGCGGCGCCGCCGGATTTTGCGACGGTCTGGCTATCCATAACCACGCCGTCAAGATAGGTCACGACGTCGACCTTTGTCGCGTCGTCGACGTTGGTGATCACGGCGACCATGATGTCGTTTCCGTGTGTGCCACCATATTTCGCGGTGACAGTCATTCCGCCGACGGTTGCGCTGGCCTTTGCGCCGCCACCGTTTACGCGATAGATCAAAAGGGACTTCGCGCGTTTCAGTGCTTCGCGGACAAGAAGAATGTTTGCGTCGGTAGGATCGTAACCGAAGACTTTCAAGCTGGTCGCGTTGAAGTCGGTTGCGGTCATAGTGAAGACCTTGTCGTCAGGTCCCCAGTTAAGTTCAAGGGGAAGGGCGGCGACGCCACGGCTTCCAATTTTGGCGTTGGTTCCCATGCTTACGAAGTTAATGTAAGCGCCAGGAAGAATTTTGTTCTGTACTGTGAAAGTACCACCACCAATAGGCATAGGTTACACCTTCCTTTCAAGAAATTCGGTCACAAGCTGGATCGCCTGTTCCCGTGTATACTGCTGACCGTCTTTCAGGATTGCCGCCACGGCGTCCCTGGGAAGGCCCAGCGTTTCGGATTTGACCAGTTGTTCTTTGCTGAAAGTAGGTTCCGCCTGGTCAACGGAATCAGCCTTTTTCTTTGTTGCCATTATTCGATTACCTCCGATCTGATTGTGTTGTCCTGGTCCAGATAATACATAGTCGGAATCGCTTCCGGCGTGATCACAAAGTAGAAGTCCGCGTCAAAAAGAAACTGATAGACGCGGCTGTCGTCGTCCTTTCTGGCCGTGACGTTCGTCAGGCGAACCAGTCGGGAACGGCTTTCTGTTTCGACCACAGTCAGGGATTCGAATTCGTCCAGCATTTTTTCGGACCATTCGTTGAAGTCAAGGTTATCCTTCGACGCCAGGAAATAAAGAACTTCAATCTGGACATGACGCCGGCGGCGCCGATCCAGTTTCTTTTCCTGTGTCGCTTCGATAATTCCGACGAAGAAATTCCCGTCAGAATCCTTCGGGATTTCATTGACGAATACGTGTCGATCGGGCCACAGGCCGACAAGTTTTTCGGCGACAGCTTCAAGGAAGTTGTTCAGCGTCATTCTGTGCCACCTCCGTTCATGCGTTGACGAATGATCCGGTCCATTTTTCGGTTCAGTCGTGCCGCCTGGGTTGTCTTCGTGCGTCTTATAGCGCGCCGAAGGGTGAAATGACCGCGAACATAGCCGCCGGCCGGTCCGACGTACATTCCGCCGTCAGGGTCGTTTCTCTGGTACTTGAAGGAATTTCCCTCCCAGTGGCCAGGAACGAAGTGACTTCGGAAGCCGTATTCAAGCGGCTTCGCATAGTCAAGATTGTTGAAGACGTCGATTTTGTACGAATTACCGGCGCGGATCGCCTTTGTTCCGCTTTTGAAGTTGCGTCGATAGTCGCCAGTGTTTACGATATTTTCTTCCTTGCAGATTTTACGGGCCTGGTCGCGCGCGTAGCGTCCTTCGCCGACGGCCAGACTGTCCATTATTTCAGGAATGTCGTCTTTCAATGCCTGAATCTGATTCTGGAAGGCCAAAAGTTCAGAATTGTCCACGCTCACGCCAGATCACCGTCCTTTACTTTGATTTCTTGATGTGTCGCATAGACGGAAGGACGGCCGATCACTTCGAAGGTCAGGTTTCGACCACTGGAAGGATCGTCCCGTCCGAACCGTTTTACGACGATTGTATCACCAGGAAGGACCAGAAGGTCCGGACTGGCGAAAATGACAGCGTCATAATCGACGTTGTTCTGTGCGTCCGTCTGTCTGCTATTGTCTGAACCTGTATACGATAGCGCGCAAATGATACCGTCGTAAATCACAGAAGTGGAAGACGTTGAAATGTTGTTTTTCCCTCTCTGTGACGTTGTACGGCTCACGGTGGCGGTGTCTTCGTAGGTCAATTCGATTGCGGCGCGTTCAGCGCTTGCGTTTCCGAAGGCCATAGGATCACCACCTTAACACACGATATTCGTTCAGGACAGTTTTCCACCCGAAGAAGTCGCCGCTGTCTGTTCCCAGGTTGAAGGTGTTCGCCGATCCGGAAGAACCGGAACCGGTGGCGAAGGAAGTCTGGACGTCACCACGCTTCACAGACGCCACAGGACCGACGGCGGCCGTCGTGGTTCCCAGTCCGGCCGATTTGTAATAGCTGACACACATGACGATCAAGACGTTTTCCAGACGCGGCGGAAGGGTGTCCTGATTGATGTACGACAGGATCATATCTTCGACTGTCTGAATAACGAATTCCAGAACGTCGTCCTGATCCGTCGTTGTGATTCCCAGAAGGGCCTTGACCTTAGAAAGGCGGCTGTCCTTCGACATAAGAACGCGAAGGACGTCCGCACGTTCAAGATCAGTCAGGCCGTCCAGGGACGAAAGAATCTGTTCGAACATAGTTCCACCACCTTTCGGCGGTTCCGCTTTATTCGTCGCCCTGTGCGGCTTTGATCAGTTCGACGATCTCCGCCTTTGTGGCGCCGTCAGGAACCGCGATTTCGGCGTCCTGGGCGACTTTCAGAAGTTCGTCCTTGTTCATCTTCGACAGGGGCTTTTCGCCCTCGTCTGCGGCCTTCTGCGGCTCATAGGGGGCATACTCCGCGCTTTTGCGAAGCTGGTCTTCGACCATGCGGCTTCGGGGTTCCAGGATCACGCCGGTTCGTTTGTTGATAAACTTCACTGTGATTCGCTCCTTTCGCGGGCGCGCCCTTCCGATTACTCGGAAGTAACGCTGGTGGAGTAGGTGAAGATCAGGTCGGGGGTCAGGGCCTTCGTGCCATAGTCGAAGAACATAGACACGCCGTAGTCGTTGGACAGGGGAATCTTCTCCGGCTCCCCGTAGGGGTAGATAACCGCCGGCTGTGCGACCGCGCCTTCGATCATAGCGATCATGTGGTAGGTCGTGGTCTTGGTCTTGGTGGTTTCGACGGTTTCGGTGGTCACGGGAAGGTTGATAGAAGAATAGACCCGGACGCCGTGGAACAGGGCGAAGTCCTCGGCGGCGGTGTCCACGTTGGCGTTGTTGGTGTTCTTGTCCAGGTAGGTTCTGATCTTGCCGTAGAAGACAGGGTCCAGGACCAGGCGGATCAGGTTCCGGGGGACGCCGCGAACGTAGTCGTTCTTCACGGTTTCAAGGGTCTGGATCAGGGCTTCGACCTGGGCTTCGATGTCGGTTTCGGTGGTGGTGAAGTCGGTTCCCTCATTTGCCGCGCACAGGAAGAAGGCGGCGTCCAGTTCGGCCGCCACGGTGTCGACGTGGTTGTCGGCGCGGCGGGCCATGATGTTACCGACGCCGAAAGTGTCCAGGTCGAACTTCGCGGCTTCCTCGACGATCTCGCGGTGGGTGTCCAGGTTGACGGTGGTCGGGGGGACGGTGATCGCGTCGCCCTTGCCGGCGGCTCTGGCGGTCCCGTATGCCTGGGACGCGCTGTTCTTGAACCGCTTATACTCCACAGACCCGGTCGCCGGGTTGCCGGTGTAGGACTGGGACTTCAAGCCGGAAGACAGGGTTTCCTTCTGGATATTGGCGATCACAAGGCCGGACAGTTCGGCCAGGTCGACCTTCGTCGCGCCGCTCTGGATCAGGCTGATAGCTTTGGTTCGTGCCATTGAAAATCATTCCTTTCGTTTGTCTGTTGACAGGTTTGTTAAATCACGACAGGGCCGTCGGCCTTCGCGGCCGGGTCCTGGCGCGCGCCGGGATCAGCGGGCTTCGCGCCCTTGATGTCGGGGTTCTTCGCCGGCTCCTGGGTCTTGAACAGGTACGCCTTCGACTCCTTCAAGGGTTTCAGAAGGCTTTCCAGGTCCGTTTTCAGTGCGCCGGCGTCGTCGACCTCGATCTTGTCAAGGTCCAGAAGGGAAATGATGTCGGCCGGGTCATGGGCCTTATCTGCCAGGGCCATTCGAAGGGCCGTGTTCTTCTGGATTCGCGCGATCTCTTTCTGGTGGTCGGTCCGAAGGGTTTCGATCGTGGCCTGGGCGGTCTTCACGTCGTCGGCG